CCCGCGGACGAGCGCAAGGCGCCGCCGACCCATCTCCAGACGCGTGCCACTTTCCGTCCCGAGACGTTCAACGCCGACAAGCGCACGGTCGATCTGATCTGGTCGGTCGGTGCGCGCGGCCTGCGCCACACCTGGGACGGCGCGTACTACGAAGAACTTTCGATGGAGCCGAGCGCCGTTCGCATGGAACGGCTCAACAACGGCGCTCCGCTGCTGAACGCGCACGGCCAGTGGGACTTGGGCGACGTGATCGGCGTCGTCGAGCGCGCGTGGCTCAAAGACGGCGAGGGCCACGCGACCGTTCGCTTCAGCGAGCGCGAAGACGTGCAGCCGATCTACCAGGACGTGAAGGACGGGATCATCCGCAACATCTCCGTGGGCTATCGCGTCCACGAATGGGAGAAGGTGCAGGAGCCCGACAGCAAGTATCCGATCTGGCGCGCGAAGGACTGGGAGCCCCAAGAAATCTCCTTCGTGCCCGTGGGCTTCGACCCCGACGCGCAAGTGCGCGGCCAGCGACCGAATGAAGCAATCCGCCCGACTCGGGCAAATCCGAAGCAGGAGAACACCGTGGACGAGGAACAGAAGAAGGCCGAGGCCGAGCGCCAGGCGAAGGCGGAACAGGAGCGTCGCGAGCAGGAAGCGCGCGAGGCCAGCAAGGAAGCGACCGCGGCCGAGCGCAAGCGGTTCGCCGACATCCGCAGCGCCGTCAAGGCCGCGGGCCTGCCCGACGAGTTCGCGCAGAAGCACATCGACGCGGGCACCGAGATCAACGCCGTGCGTGAAGCCGTGATCGCCGAACTGGCGACGCGCAATCCCGCGCAGCCGAGCAACCCGCGCGTCGAGATGGGCGCCGACCGCATCGACCACTCCCGCGAGGGCATGGTCGAGGCGATCCTGCATCGCTCGAACCCGGATGTCCACAAGCTGACGGACAAGGGCCGCGAGTTCCGCGGCATGACCGTCCTCGACATGGCGCGCGACACGCTCGAAGCTCGCGGTATCAAGACCCGCGGCCTGTCGCGCATGGACCTCGCGGCCCGCGCGTTGCATTCGACCAGCGACTTCCCGCTGATCCTCGCGGACGTGACCGGCAAGTCGCTGCGTCGGCAGTACGACGCCGCGCCGAAGACGTTCCAGGCGTGGGCGCGTCGCGCCACGGCCGGCGACTTCAAGCCGATCAAGCGCCTCCAGTTGGGCGACGCGCCCTCGCTGGAGAAGGTGAACGAGGCGGGCGAGTTCAAGAGCGGCACCATGACCGAAGGCCAGGAGACGTACTCGATCCTGACCTACGGCAAGGTCATCGGCATCACGCGCCAGGCGCTCATCAACGACGACATCGGGGCGTTCACGCGCATTCCCGAACTGTTCGGCCGCGCCGCGGCCGATCTGGAGTCGGAGATCGTCTACAACATCCTCCTGAACAACGGCACGATGGCCGACGGCGTGGCGCTGTTCCACGCGACGCACGGCAACCTCGCCGCGGGCGGCGATGTCGGTGCCCCGGCCATCGCCACACTGTCGGCGATGCGCAAGGCGATGCGCAAGCAGAAGAACAAAGCCAGCCGCCCGATGAATGTCGCGCCGAAGGTGCTGATCGTCGGCCCGGACCAGGAGACGGTCGCGCAGCAGATTCTCGCGACGGACTTCGTGCCGAACGAGAACGGCAAGACCAACCCGTTCGCGGGCAACCTGTCGCTGGTGGTCGAGGCGCTGATCTCGAACTTCAACTGGTACGCGGCGGCGTCGTCCGACCAGATCGACACGGTGGAGTACGCGTACCTCGAAGGCGACAGCGGCGTCGTCGTCGAGACGCAACTCGGCTTCAAGGTCGATGGCGTCGAGATGAAGGTGCGCCACGACTTCGGCGCGGGGGCCATCGACTTCAAGGGCCTCTACAAGAACCCGGCCACGTCGTAACCGGAATGAGCGCGGCCGGGTAACACCGGCCGCACTCCCCGACCACACAAGTTCATCGAGGAAAGGCACATGAAGAATTTCATCCAGGACGGCAAGACCCTCACGCTGACCGCGCCGTACCAGCGCGACAGCGGCAAGGGCGCCAAGGTCGGCTTCCTGTTCGGCGTCGCGGTCGCGACGGTCGCGAACGGCGCGGAAGGCGAGTTCAAGACCGACGGCGTGTTCGACATCGACAAGGAAGCGACCACGGTGACGTTCGCCGTCGGCGACAAGGTGTGGTGGGACGACACCAACAAGCGTTGCACGAACGTCAACACGTCCAACCTTCTCATCGGCGTCGCGGTGAAAGCCGCGCTCGCCGCCGACACGACTGTCCGGGTCAAGCTCGGCCAGCCGCAGTTGGTCGGCTAATCGGTTCGTCGGGGGGCGGCGGGGTCTGACGGCTCGCGGGTGCCGTCAGGCCCCTTTTTCTTATGCCACGCGTCCAATTCAGCGTCACGGGCTACCGGGGGGTTCTCAAGAGCCTCGATCCTGGCGTGGCGCAGCGCGCGGCACGCGCGGCGCTGAAACGCACGCTCGAACGAACGCGCACGCAGTTCACCAGGACGATCTCGGGCGCGCAGGGCCGCTACACCGTCCCCGCTGCCGAAGTGCGCGGCAAGATGGTCGTGAGCGTTCCCACGGGCGGTTTCGAGGGCGTCCTGCGCATCTCGGGCTCGCGCCTGCCAGTCACCAAGTTCAAGCACCGGATGAACCGCTTCGGCCTGGTCGTCGAAATCCTGAAGCACGGCGGGCGCCGGCTCATCCAGAGCGTCTTCCTGCCGCGGCGTAAGGGCGGCGGGCCGATCATGTTCAACGGCCAGCCGCTCGCGTTCATCCGCAAGAAGACGGATCGGCCGAACCCGTTCCACCAGGCGCCCGACTCGCGCAACAGCACGGGCCAGGACTCGAAGGGCCGCAAGCGCCGCTGGCGCCTGCCGCTCGCGTCGGTCCGCACGCTCTCGGTGCCGAAGATGGTCTCGACCGAGCGGTTCCGGGATCGCGAGTTTTACGGTGACTTCATGCTGAAGCGGTTCGCCTACGAGTTCCAGCAGGCCCTCATCGGCTTGCACGCGCTGAAGACGCGCGGGACGCGTGCGCCATGATGTCCGACGCCCGGCTGGAACGGATGATCCGTGCGGTCACGCGCAAGGACGAAAAGGTCGAGTTCTACGATCCGAAAGAGCCGCAGACGGTCGTCGCGACGATCCGCGGCGTGTTCTCGCGCGCGTTCGCGCAGTTCGACTCGGACCAGACCTTCGGCTCGCAGTTCGACCACACGATGGAAGCTGTGATGTTCGTCTGCCGTACCGCCGACGCTGCGCTGGTCAAGAACGACATGATCGCCCACTACACGGGCGCCACGCCGAAGACGATCTATCGAGTGATGGATCGCCGCCACGACGGCCACGGCATGACCGCATTGGTGCTGCACAAATGAACTCCGCTCTCGAAAACATTCTGGCGACGCTCCAGAACACCAACGTCATTCGCGCGTATGGCGAGGCGAAGTCAGTCAATCCGATTTATGAAGATGCCAACGCCGATCTGCCGAAAATCTTGCATCACCCGTTGAAGGAAGACGCTGGCCCGAATCGACTCGGCACGGAGGCGGTCAGTCAGGTCACGACCATCTACTTCGTGCTAATATCCGTGTGCCCATTGGGGGGCTTGGAGGCGGTTCGCGAGGCACTTCTGGCCGCGCTGGTCGGAAAAGTTTTCGGCGGATCGAACGGGGTCTCCGAAGTGATCCACGTCGAGGGGGAAGTTCTCGAAGTGACCGCGACCGCTATCTGGTGGCGCGACATCTTTTCTTATCGGCTTGAGCGCCGAGTTCTCTAGGGGGAAATCTCATGTCACGTCTGTTTTTCCGCAAGAAGGTTCTTCTGGCGAAGCTGGAAGTCACGGAGGGTGTCGATCCGACGCCCACGGGCGCCGCGAACGCGATTCTGACCCGCGATCTCGCCATCGAACTGTTCCAGGGCAACACCGAGGAAATCGACTACGACAAGTCGCACATGGGCAACGGCAAGCAGATTTACACCGGCCCCCATTCGCGCCTGACGTTCACGGTCGATCTCCAGGGCAGCGGCTCGGCCGGCACGGCGCCGGCCTGGGGTCCGCTCCTGAAGGCGTGCGGCTTCGGCGAGACCGTCAACGCGGGCGTGGACGTGACCTACGCGCTCAAGAGCGACACGCCGTTCTCCAGCCTCACGCTCTATATGTACCTCGACGGCGAGCTTCATGAGGTCAACGGCGCCCGCGGCACGGTGACGCTCGATCTCTCGAAGGAAGCCCTGCCGAAGATGAACTTCACGTTCACCGGCCTGCGCGTGGCGCCGGTCGCGGGCTCGCCCTCGGGCGTGACGATGGCGGGCTGGATCGAGCCGACGCCGGTCACGAAGGCCGAGACGCTGGTCTGCACGCTCGACTCCTACGCGATTGCGATGGAGACCCTGAGCATCGACGTGGGCAACAACATCGTCTACCGGAACCTTCCGGGCATCGAACAGGTCGTGCAGACGGATCGCGCGACCTCGGGCTCGATCTCGTTCGAGAAGCCGGCGCTCGGCGACAAGAACTTCGACGCCCTGGTGGCGGCGCACACGGTCGTCGATCTGGCGGTCGAACACGGTTCGGTGGCGGGCAAGAAGGTCCGCGTCGAGGCGAAGAACCAGATCACCAACCCGTCGTTCGCCGACTCGGACGGCATCGTCATGTTCAACGCCGATCTGCGCATGGTGCCGACGGACACGGGCAACGACGAACTGAAGATCATCGCCAAGTAGTTCCGGGCAGGCGGGGGTACGAGGGGAGGCCGGGCTGATTGCCCGGCCTTCTTTTTTGGGGCAGAATGGCCGGGCTTGAGCTATTTCGCTCATGCCCATTTCCGCACCCAGGGGGATTCACCATGTCGAAGGCAATCTTCAAAGTCGCGCCCGCGGACCACTACAAGCGCAAGGTGCGCGTGTCGGTGCCCGGCGATTTCGGCCGTCACTCCATCGTCGAGATCACGGTCCACTTCAAGCGGCTCACGCACACCGAACTGCGCGAACTGTTCAAGCTGATCCAGAAGCAGAACACCGAGATCAAGGCCGCGACCGAGAACGGCGACGAGATCACCGACGACCAGGACGCCGGCCATCTGCGCAACAACATCCTCGGGTGGGGCGAAGACGTGAAGGGCCCCGACGACCAGCCGGTGCCGTTCACGGCCGACAACCTCGACGCCATGCTCGACATCACGGCCTACCGTCGCGCGCTCATGAAGGCGTTCCTGGAAGACCTGAGCGATCCCGAGAGCAAGAACAGAAAAAACTGACGGACATCGGGACGGCCTGGGTCAACCGTCTCGATGTTGAAGAAGAAAAGGCCGACGACGAAGTGGATCAAGACCTGATCCGACTCGGGCTGAATCCGCTTCGTCGTCGGCAGGGCGTGTATGTGGTCGAGATCGAGCCCGACAACGCCCTTGCGACCGAGGTCTTCTTCCTGGTCTCGACCCAGTGGCGGATGTCATTTGCAGGCCCGGTCGGGCTTGACTATAGTGCTGTCCATACGGTAATGGGCTACCAGAGAGTCGCCAACAAAGACCGTGCAGATGTTTTCAGCCGCGTGAGGGCCATCGAACACGCGGTTCTCGGGGAGATGGCGAAGAAGGCTAAGGCGGCGGGGGACAAAGCCAGTGGCAGTCGGAGCGCGCCAGCAAAGCGTTGAGTATGGCCTGAAGGTCGAAATCGACGACCTCAAGCGATCCCTCAACGACTCGATCACGCTACTCAAGGGCAACGACGCGGCGGTCCGCGGGCTCGCCGAGCAACTGAACCTCCTGGCGTCACAGCAAAACCGCGTCGCCACGGCATCGCGCGCGACCTCGCGCGAGTTCGCGAACACGGCGCGCACCACGCGCGATCTCAGCGAGTCGTCCCGCGCCGCGGGCATCAACGTCAAGAACCTGTTGTTCCAGGTCGGCGCGCTGGGGCGTGTTCGGCATCGCCGATGTGCTGCGTCGAACGACGGTCGCGGTGTACGAGAACGCGCGAGCTTACGACGCGGTGCGCGCGAAGCTCATGCTGGTCACGGATTCGGTGTACGAAGGGTCTGTTGCGCTCGACTATGTGCGCGGTGTGGCGAACCGCTTGGGCATCGAACAGCGCGCGCTCGCCGACAGCTACGTCCGTCTCCAGATCGCGTCGAGGGGTACGGCGCTCGAAGGCAAGACCACGCAGCGGGTGTTCGAGGGCATCGCCACGGCGTCGTCGGCGCTGCGCTTGTCCACGGACGAGACCCGGCGCGCGATCAAGGCCATCGAACAGATTTTCAACAAGGGCAAGCTGTCGGCCGAAGAAATTCGGCAGCAGTTGGGCGACGTGCTGCCTGGCGCGGTCAAGAAGTTCACCGAAGCGTGGGGCCTCACGGATAAGCAGTTCGACAAGATGCTCGCCGAGGGCAAGCTGTTCGCCACGGTCGAGGGCTTCGAGAAACTGGCGAACATCCTGGAGCGCGACTTCGGTAAGGGCGTGAACCTGGAGAGTATCGCGGCACAGGTCTCGCTCCTGGGCAACGCCTACGACGATTTGTTCATCACGATCAATCAGGCGTTCGGCCGGGAACTCATCACGGGCGCGCTCAAGTCGATCCGCGGCCAGGTCGATTCGCTGAACGAGACGTTCATGCGCGTGACGCCGAGCGCGCTGGAGATGTCGCGCGCGATGACAGGCATCGGTGTCGCGGTCACGGGCTTGATCGCGATGAACCTGTTCGTGCGCCTGACGACGACGCTGATCTTCATGAACGCTGCGATGCTGGCGGGCGCAGGCGCAGCGGGCACGGCGGTTACGGTCTTCTCGCGCCTCACGACCGCGGTGCGCGCGCTCACGGCGTCGTTCGGCGGTCCGCTCGGGATCGCCGTGGTCGGCCTGGCGACCGCGTTCGCGCTCTACCGCACGGATGCCGAGGAAGCGGAAGAAGTCACGCTCGATCTTAACAACCAGTTGCGCGATCTCATCGGCAACATCGACCAGATGAACGAGCGCCAGGCGCGGCTCAGGCTGGAAGGGATCAAGACGCAGATCGCGGAAGTGCAGGAGCAGATCGCCGACACAGAGGCCGAGCTTCTGGCGATGCAGAGCGCCCGGCCGCAGACGAAGATGTTTCACGGCGAGATGGTCACGATCAAGCCTCGCACGGAGGGACAGCAGGAGGGTCTTAACGCGCTCATCCAGCAGCTTCGCGTCCTTCAGGAAGCGCAGGATGTCGTCAACGACCGCCTGGAGAACTACGTTGTTCTCAACGACGCGGCGACCGCTTCGACCGCGGCGGGCAACGACGAACTCGGCAAAAAGGGCCAGAACATGCTGGCCGAGATCGAGTTCATGCGGCTGAAGCTCGATCTCATGACCGAGGGTTATGAACTCGACCAGCTTGATCTCGTCGCGAAGGGCCTTCAGTCCGGGCTCACGCGCGAGCAGATCGGCGACTATCTCCAGCTTGCCGCGTCTCTCGCGG